TATTATACCTCTTTCTTTATTTCACAGTTAGTATAACACTACTGATCCAAATTGTCAAGAGGTATTTTACGATAAAAGTGAATTTTTTTGTTTTGCCTTTTGCTTTCTAGCCCGTTGAATGGCAGACTTCTTTGCATCATATCGCTTGGAGTCTTTCTTTCGAAACTTCTCCTCATCTCTGCGATCCTCAACATCCTCGTCCTCGTACCAATTCCGGAATTTCTTGCGCTTGGACATTTGTATCTTCTCTTCTCATGAACTCTTTACGGGAATGAAATCACCTAATGCTTCCTGCAATACTTTAGCAGTCAGACCTTTGAGTGGTTTCTGTTTTATCATTTTCAACAGCAATTGAGAGTCTTGTTTATCTACAGACTCAAGCATCTGAATAAACAGTTGTTCTCTACGAACGGGCTTGATGTGGTCACCACCAAAGCCTTCTACGAAGTACTGTAGCTTACGAGATTCACGATACAACAGACCATGAGACTCAGGCATTTCAGACGCCACGTATGGTGGCTCTGAATTAGGTATGTTTAGCTTCAAGCTTTTATCATACATAATTTTCATTATGTTGCGTAAAGGTTTAGAGTTGTGCTTTTGTAACCAAGCAACTTTCTCTTCCTTTGTTTTCATTTCACAGGCTGTGTTTACGATTTCAGCCAAGGATATTGTACTCATAATTAGAACTCCGAGATTACTTCCATAAGGTTTTTTAGTTTGTTGTGAATGAAATAATTCAACAACTGCGAACGGTCTTTCTCATTCTCACTTGTCCACTCATCAAGGACTTGATTTCTGATGTAATCAGGTATTTGTCCAAGATCGATGAGGGACTTGTTACGCAGATAGTTACGCTTCACTTCATCTTTCATGTTATTTATGTCTTGCCATTCTTCTAGTCGCTTTTGCGTAATTGGTCGCTGTCGCTCACCGATTACAAAGCAATTGTCTGGTGACAAGATATTTGGTACTCCATCACCTGCATCGCCCTTGATGATATGCTCATAGAGATACTTTTCTGGTGATGAGTGTGTTACCCAACGCTTACGTGTTGGATCATACTGCTTTACGTTAGCGTACTTGTGAAGTTGAATGTAATCTTTATCACCCGATAGTACAAGAATAGGTTCTGCACTAGGAATGTTTAGATCGACACCCTCTCTGTGTACGATAGTACCAATGATATCATCTGCTTCAGCAGTTTCAATTTGTAGCACTCTGTACGGGAAGTATACTTTGAGTTCGTCTCTAATTTTATTGAGAGACGTGAAGATTGCATTCCAATCTAACTCTGATTCTTGACGATGTTTCTTACGATTAGCCTTATAGTAAGGGTAAGATTTTCTTCGCCAATAGTTTTTGTCATCTGCACAGATGACTAGTTCGCCAAACTCAGCATGAAATTTCTTGCGGTTGGCTCTCAATGTATTGAGGATCATGTGCCGTAACATATTCTCATCAATCATTGCGTTTTTATGGTTACCGATCTGCGCCATCATGTTGCTGATCATAACCTGGTTTAGGTCTACTAAGATCATAATAATTTCTCCATATCTATGATTTTATATAGTAACATAGAATAGGTCGGTTGTCAAGTAAAAATTTCTGTATCTTGTAAGAAATCTTGGAGTACTTCTTCGCACTTACGTTCATCCCAGGTAAATACACCATCTGTGACATCGTGAAATGCAGTTCGTTCTCCCTTTATTCTATTCAATAATGATGACACTGATTCCATCAACATCATGATATCTCGAATAGCAATAGGGTCTTGTGTAACGTCAAAGCCACATTCATATGAGGCTTCGACTATATCTATTGTCGCACCCATAGCGAAGTCTGCTATAAAGTCTTCACGCTCGGCCAGTTCTTCGATCTTACGCTTTCTCACTTCTATAGCTTCTGCTAAACGCTGTTCCCTACGGGCACGAAAGTCGATAACATTATCAGACATAATCTACTTCTTCGATTACGCCGTCACGCTCTATCTTTCCTGGGCCTAAGTAAGTCGCACCGAGGTCAGGATACCACACGCCGTATGAACGCTTAGGTGTACCATCAGGATGGTATGCCATAACGTGACACACTTTCTTGATTCGGTTCTGTTGATGCTCACCATAGAACATGTCTAAGTAAACACCGTCACGAATGTAACGCTCAAGATTACGAATGTACCCTTCGTGTCGTAATGCTTTTGCTACAGCACCCTTCACGTTAGCACGTACTTCTTGACGGGCAGCCGACAACAAGTCTTTTTGCGTTTTGATCCAGCTACGGACATTCTTTACAGATAGCGTGTCATCATCTGGCAACGCAAGAACATCTGGATGGATATTCTTAGGTGGTCCTGATTTAGCCGCACGTTTAGCACGTGCCGCAGCCAGTCTTTCAACGGCAGCCGCTTTCTGTTCTTCAGTCATGGGCTTGCGCTTTCGCTTGGCCTTTGGTAAGGGTCCACGATCTTTAGCGATCTGCTCACGAATTTTTTGTTTTTGTGAAGCCATGTGCTCCTCCTATTTTGAATTACAAGTCACTATAGCATGGTTCAAAACCATTGTCAACCCCTAATTCAACAATCTTTTCAATAAATTGTTCCATTCTAGCTTTCTGGTTGTCCAATTATGATGAAAGTCGCATATGACCTTATCATTGGCTAACCGTTTTGTGATAGCTTTTCTCTGGTTCTTATTTTTATATAGCAAGATGGAAGTTCTAAGTTCACTGTAGAACTGATTGGCGTGTTGCTGTGGATCTTCGTTGTAGTCGTACATAGCAGTCATACCAAACGAAGTCTCTGGTAATGCACCCAGTGATGAGTGTAGACAGTATAGACCTGCACTCATTGCTTCGATCAGTGTGAGACAAGATGTCTCTTGCCATGTAGAAGGATAAGCCAGTATGTGATTTTGCTTCAACGCTTCACGTATCTTATCATTAGATACTGACTTGTGGTAGTTGATGTGTCTGTGATCACGTAACTGTTTGAATAGATCAGCGTATGGTTTGTCATTAGCTTCCCAGCCATAGAGACCAAAAGATGAGTAGACGTTTAGTTCTAACTCATTCTCGAACTCTTTTGACAACTGCTTATATGCCGCAAACAAAAGGTCTAGACCACGATGAGGCGTAGAGAAGTATATTAGACGTATCTTATCTGTAGGCTTCTCATGTACCTCAATAGGCTCAATAGCATTACGAATGACAGTGCCAGCAGAGTAAGGTACTCCACGATAGGCATTGAACATTTGTTGTTGCCAGTAGCTTACGAATACAATCTTATCAAACTGTTCCCACCCACCATTGGCTAGCTTGTCATACATACTGTCTTGTGGCAGATCGTGTACAACAAGTATTTTCTTTTTAGTGGGATCTAACTCTACGTCTGCAAAACGTGAGTGTATGATCTGAAACTGGTTTAGGAGTGATTGATTTACATCTTTGAAAATGCGGGCAGCCATAAGTTCTGTGCCGCCCATGCCATTTTCGTTTACTCCAGTAGTTTTATTGAACGCCATTGGGCAAGTCTACTCCGTCAACATAACGTAGTCTGTCCCAACGAAACGATCTCCAATCAGCCGCATCCATATCAAAGACAGCGAGTGATGTCGTAGGTGTCGGACGAGTTTTGACTGCATCTGCATTGTCACTTGCAGGTGGTACTGGTGGTAGTGATTCCTCTTGTAAAGTGGCAAGCATTACTCTACGAGTACCGTCTACTTTGTCAAACTCAATGCTAACAAAGCCTTCTTTCAATTTTGCGATTATATCTTCACGTGTCATATTCTTTCTTCTCCATATCCATTTATTGTGTTTTCAATCTCAGAACAAAAATCATTATAAGATTTTATGTGTCTGCCATTCCATTCGATTTGAGGCATAACATTGATACCAGGGAACTTCATAAAGAAGTCCATCTTAGCATCCATATTAGCTTCAATATCGATGAACTCATAGTCTAACTTATATTGCTCACATAGATTTTTACTTTCTATGCATTGCAAACAATTGTTAGATCCCCAAATTTTCACCATCGCTTTTTTTCCTATGCTTCTTTTCAAATTCAACTAATTCTTCAAAACGATCTGCCATCGATGTCCAAGGCTCTTTAGTCACCCAATGAGCCATAGTTCTCAGCTTAGATATAATGCCTTGATCGCTCTTCAATGGTTCTGTTCCCATTTTCTTTCTCCCGCTTTTCTCTATGAAATGTTTCTATAGCAGTCTTTCGAACTTGCCAGTTTACCCAAGACCCCAAACAATGTTCAGGATCAGTATAGAAGATCATATCGATGAACTCTACTAGATGTAACTGACCGCTTCGCTTTCGCTCATAGTTTCGGGCAGAAAACGTTTGGTTACAGCTTCCCCCTAGTATCACGTTGAATAAGATCGACAGTGCGGTGAACACTCTCATCAAATAATCGTTCATTCTCTACTCTCTCCTCCCTCAGTCTTCTGAGGACGTATTCGTGGTATCGCTCTTGGCGCTCGTATGTTTCAGGCGTATCTCTTCGAACTTCGCCTCTTCCTCTTCCGAGGGCTTCTGTTTCCAATGATTTATCCATGCTAGTTTGAATTCCTCGTCCCACTCTGTTAGATAATCGTTATCAGCATCAAAGAACTGTAGTACCTCGGGCTCACGTAAAACCTGAGCGTCAATTATTTGTTCGCCAATATGACGTTGACTGAACTCTT